CGCCGCCTTCGCGGAAACTCCCCAGAAATACAGTTTAGCTAGGTAGACAAGATGCCAAAAACCGTAGATATTACCGGTCAAAAATACAACATGCTTACCGCCATTAAAAAAACCGGTAGGCAAACAGAAAACCGGCAGTATTATTGGCTGTGCAAGTGTGACTGCGGCAAATTAACAGAGGTAAGAATTGGAAACATACGAAGCGGTCGGACTAAATCTTGCGGTTGTTTAAATTTTCTCAGGGGAGAGGACAGCCCGAACTATAAACACGGTAGATCAAAGAAAACTAACGAAGATTACAAGCAGTACCAAAGAGAATGTTATGACAGATTTAAATACGGGCTTGAGCCAGAAGACAAAAAGGCGCTGATTGAAAAACAAAACAACTCCTGCGCAATTTGTGGCTATAAATTTGGACAAAAAGAAGGCGACATGCATATTGATCACTGCCACACTACAAATGTTGTACGGGGTTTGCTGTGTAATTCCTGTAACACCGGGCTGGGACATTTTCGGGATAGTCCTGAATTATTGAATAAGGCTGCAGAATATGCAGTGCAGCCTCCCTATACGCCCTCGCCCGCTGACCTATGAAACGGGCATCCACTCACCGGAGCTAACAATGGCCTTCCTGCTCGACGGTCAGCCCCTTGCGGTTGACACCCCCTTCAAGACCCCAGACGGCACGCAATACCCCGCCAACTGGCTGCGCCTCTCCACCGCCGAGGAGAAAGAGGCCATCGGCATCACCGAGGTGCCCGATCCCACGCCCTATGACGAGCGCTTCTACTGGGGCTACGACGCCGAAGGCCACCTGATCCCCAAAGATCACACCCAACTCGTCGAACAGTGGATTGCCGCTACACGCACCACCGCCAACAGCCTGCTGTCGCCAACCGACTGGATCATCATTCGTGAGGCCGATAACGGTAAAGCCGCCGACCCCGTGCTGAAGACTTGGCGCGAAGAAATCCGCTTGGCTGCTGGTAGCAAGGTCTACGAAATCGGTCAAACCACCGGCACCGACGCACTGGCTGCCTACATCACCGGCGCCGATTACCCCGCTTGGCCTGTGGATCCCTACGCCCCGCAACCCGAGGCCGTTGAGTAATGGCGGTGAAGTCCAAGACCGGCACCGCTCGCATCGAGCACGTTCCAGGCAAGCCGAAAAAATCTCGGCAAGGCCAAGGTCAACACAGCCTGCCTAATCACGGCAGGAAAAAGACTCGCGGCCAAGGGCGTTAAGATGAGGGCATGATCGAGGTCATCGCTGCTGTTGCTGGAGCATCCATCAGCGTGGCGGCGATGGGTGCGATGGGCTTTACCCGTCGCAATGATGAAGCGCGTGATGCGGTAATCAGACTCACCGCTGCAGTGGAGCACATCGCCACACAATTAGAGGTGCTCCATACAGACATTAAGGAAGATCGCAAAGAAACTTTTAGTCGTCTTAATGGCGTTGAGCAGCGCGTGGCTACGCTAGAAGCACGCCCCCATTGACGGCTATGGATTTCCTGTCTCATCCTGCTTTTTGGATTATTGTTGCTGCTGCCAGCGAGTTGATTGCGCTGTCGCCACTCAAAAGCAACAGCATCGTGCAGCTTGTCTTTCAAATCCTTAATCTGGTTAAGGCAAAAAAGGGCTGATCCGCTTTGGCAAGCCAGCTTGGGAGCGCCGTTTAGAGCGTGCTATCAAGCAGTGGTGGTTTGAAAAGACGCTGCCAGCCAAGTTAGACAAAGCTGAAGCGGACTGGCATGCGGCACAACCGCCGGAGCCGCAGCCGATCATTACACACGAACCAATCAACGACGAGTTGCAAACCGGCGACAGTCGGTTGCTGGGTGGTCCCATGAGCATCAAATCACCATGGTCAGACTGACCGACCTATTCCGCTACTACAAGCATGGCACGCCACATCAAATGGCAGCCATTGTTGAATTAGAAGCTGAGCTATTAAAGGCTGCACCGCAATTATTGACTAGAGACCAGCCGTGGTACAAGACATGGCAGCAAAGCGGCAAACTGCATAGCTATGACGCGGCATCAAAATTGATCCGCGAGTTTGAAGGCTGCCATCTCTCCGCTTATCCTGATCCGCTCAGCGGTGGCGATCCATGGACGATCGGCTATGGCACCACACGCTATAGCGATGGGCGTAAGGTGCAACGCGGCGACAAGATCACCATCATTGAAGCTAACCGGCTACTGGATTTAGAAATTGAACAGATCGCCAGCAAGCTCCGCAGTACGGTGCCATTTTGGAATGCTATGCCTGCTGATAAGCAGTGCTCCTTAATTAGCTTCGCCTACAACCTTGGCGCAGGCTTTTATGGCACTGCTGGATTTGAGACCATTAGCAAGCGACTCAAAGATAAAGACTGGCAGCGCGTACCGGAGGCCATGCTGCTATATCGCAACCCCGGCACGGCTGTAGAGGCTGGTTTGCTGCGCCGCAGACAAGCAGAAGGCAGGCTATGGGGCATTGAGCAGCAACCAGCTAAGCTGAGTCCTAGCAGTCCATTTTCAGCACATATCACGCCTCACATTCGCATTGGTGAGTTTGCACTGGACCAAGAGGCACGTAGATTTGACCATCAGTACCAAGTAGATACTGCTGCCGAGCTGGCGGCATTCCTTGAGCGCGTGCGCAGTGCATTTGGCAACAAGTTTGTGGTTATCACCAGTGGCTACAGGCCGCCAGCCATCAATCGCAGTGTCGGTGGTGCTTCAAGCAGCGAGCATCTTTATGACAAGCCTGGCGTTGGTGCAGTGGATTTCTACGTTGTTGATGCAGACATCTATGCCGTCCAAGACTGGTGCGTAAAGCATTGGCCGTATAGCACTGGACTTGGAGCACCCAAGGGCTTTGTGCATCTTGGGATACGCGAAGGTAGACCGCGTCTTACTTGGCCTTACTAGACTGTCCGTGTAAGCCGCTACAAACGGCATGGCGATCACATCCACACGAGTGTCGCCAGAACTCCTAGAAATTCGCATACCTTACAACAGCACCAAAGAAGAATCTACGTTTTTGTTGCTGTCGGACATTCACCTCGACAATCCAAAGTGCGACCGTAAGCTACTGCTGCGGCACCTTGATGAGTGCAAGGAGATTGGCGGTTATGCATTAATGTTTGGTGATGTGCTTTGCTTGATGCAAGGCAAAAAAGATCGACGTGGCAGTAAAGGCGACATCAGACCAGAGCATCTTGGTGGCAATTACTTTGACCTTGTGTTCCGCGAATCGGCAGACTTGCTGAGGCCATACGGCGACATAATCTTGATGATGGGCGATGGCAACCATGAAACAGCCGTGCTCAATAATCAAGAAATTGACCCGCTAGAAAATGTGGTCCGGCTGATGCGCAACGATGGCGCCATTACTGAACACATGGGATACCAAGGATTTGTGCGGTTTGCGTTTCGGCAGTCGGCTGGTCGGACGCGGCGCTGCACGTTATTCTTTCACCACGGCGCATGGGGCGGCATTATCACCAAAGGTACTATGGGTGGTGGGCGTTACGCTTCGATTGCGCCCGATGCTGATATCATGATAAACGGCCATAATCATGAACGCAGCATGGTGGCACATCCGTGTTATCGAATTTGTGAAAATGGCAAAGCATGGGTTGAGCAGCGCTGGCATTTGCAAACCGGAACGTATAAACAAGAATTTGGCGGTACTGGCGGTTGGGCGATTGAACGCATCGTCATGCCTAAATCACTTGGCGGAATATGGTTAACGCTAAGACCAAGAGAACGCGGCGGGGTTGATATTACCTGCAGGCCAACAGTATGAAGCAATATGTTTTAGAAATTGAGTACACGATTGTTGTTGAAAGCGACAATACAGATCCAGAAGAGGTATCAGATGACTTCATGGCGCGGTTAACAGAGCTGGCACCATCTAACGATCACATCCTGGGCTTGTCCGTTCAGGTTTTACCTATCCCCGAGCTTCGTGGATCATCTGATTGATGGCTCCAACCTAGTACCAAAACGCAATGCAAAACAACAATTTAGAAGGCAAATTTTTGAAGCATGGGATAACCGCTGCGCATATTGCGGCGTGCCGGCTGACACTTTAGATCATGTCAAGCCCAGACACAAAGGCGGTGCTACGGTGGCAGCTAATCTTGTTCCTGCTTGCAAAAGTTGCAACCGCAAAAAAGGAAGCGAATATTGGCTTGATTGGTTTACCCGTCAAGATTCGTGGACTGTTGAGCGCGTTCTAAAAATTCAGGACTGGTTGATTGGCTAAGTAGTTGTTGATAAAAAACATAGGCTTGCCAGTCTTGTGCATGATCTTTGCATATACCATTCAAACAAACACGCCAAACGCCATTATTGTTTGTAATTGTCGGCTCCAAGTGGGGTGCCCGCCAGTGGGTTGCTCATCAGCATACGGAGTCGATTGATGCCTCGACGTTGAATATCGGACATGGTTGCTCGCTTTAATTTATGTTCATTTTCTAGCTGGGACCACGGAATACGATCACCAGCATTACGTGCATAAATAATATCTCTTGTTTTCTTATCTAGATACATTTCGCAGTAATCATACAGCAATGCTATTTGGTCGTTATCTTCAACGCTGGTATCAATTACATCACTAACCAATTCAAGGATTGTTGAGCCTTCGCCATCATCCTTTGCATTTTGATCCAAGCTTATTACACGATAGCTTTGTTTGATTGCATCGGCAATCGTCTTTTCTTCTAGGTTGAGTTCATTGGCTAAATCAGCCAAAGATGCTACTTTGCCATGTGTCTTGGCAAATGCTTCAGTTGCTCGATTGATTTTTAGCAGCAATTCATGGATGTTTAGTGGCAATCTAATGATTGGATCAGAGGCAATCAATGCTCTGCTGATCGCTTGACGAATCCACCAGTAGGCGTAGGTGGAAAACTTGTAGCCTCTTGAGTAATCAAATAATTCAACAGCGCGAGATAAGCCAATGTTTCCTTCTTGTATTAAATCTATCATTTCTAATGTTTGCATATTTCTTTTAACGTATCGCCGTGCCACATGGACCACAAGCTGCAAATTAGACTGAATAAATCGCTGGCGTGCGCGCTCTCCACTCTTTAGTTCACGCTGCTCATGTTTTGTTAATGGCCTATCTAATTTGCGCAATTCAAGCAATCGCGCAACACGTCGCCCAAGTTGTATCTCTTGTTGCGGTGTTAACAATGGAAATTTTGCAATACTGTTGAGGTAATCCTTGAGTGGATCAGACATGACAAATCCGTTGGTACATACAATAGAAGCACAGTTCCACGGTGCTGCCAACGCCCGTGCGTTGCGTGCACTACATGAACGCAAGGACTGGAATGGCCTGCTGGAATATGCACTGCTGCTGGCTAACCAAGAGGCAAACCAGCGCTCTCAAATCCAATGGCTAGTGCGTGAGGCAATGCGCTCATGCAGCATCGAGCCGTGGCACCTTGCTGCGGCTGAGGAATTGCTTGCTAGCCGCGACTAGCTGGTCGTTGTTGTAGTGGCCTGTTACGGCATAGCTCAACGCCGGACGTTGGCTCATGCGGAAAAATACCATCTGACCAATCTTTAAGCCTGGATAAACAGGAATTTTCTGCAGTTGGCGTGCATTTTTCAACTCAAGCGTCAGTGCGCTGCCATGCCAACCTGGGTCTGCGTAACCGGCGTGCAGGTTTTCGTAACCCTCACGTGCGCGGCTTGACTTCAGGAAGAACAACCCAGCGACATCCTCGGGCATTGAGAACGTCTCCATCGTCTGCGCAAGGATAAATTGCCCTGACGCCAGCTCATATGGATGGTCAGGCGTGTAATCCTTAATTGATAGCGGAATCATCTGGTGTGATTCAACCGATTCAAGCATGATGAGATTGCCGAGCCGTAGATCCAAACTGGCAGGATTGATCAGCTCCGGCAGGTGGTTTTTGACCATTCCTTGCTCAATGAGGTTAAAAATCTCGGTGTCGCACAGAATCATGGGTCCAGATAACAAGATGATTGGGTAAAAATTGCTCTTGAGGCTGTAGCGTGTACCAACGATGGTCGCAGGCTTTGCAATAACGACGGCGGTAAATTATGCCATCGTTTTGTTTTGTCATAACCACATAAGTACAGTGGCTATTGCATTTCGGGCATGGTGTTTGAACGGCGGGCATCTTGCTGCAAGAACTCCAAAAGGTTCAACAAATATGCAGCAAATGCAACATGTGTCATAACAGCATGGGTGCCCGGAGGCACCCCATAACTGTCACGCCACCACGCATCAAAAGCTGCTTTGATGGCGGGTTCGTTCATCAGAACGCAGCCTCTTCAGCCTTAACACGCGGCAGATACTCAAACCGCTGCACGTTTAATACATGCTTGCTGCGTTTGCTGCCGGTATCCTTATCGGTCCAGTCTTGGCGGCGGATGGCACCAGTAACCATGATGCTGTCACCTTTTTTGCAGTTGTCGGCAATCATCTCACCGCCCTTGCCCCAGACTTCTACATCAATGGCATTGTTGATGTAATTACCATCTTTGTCTTTGCCTTCGCTGATGCCACCACCGAAGTTGCAAACACAAGTGCCAGAATCAAAAAACTTAATCTGCGGTTCGCTAATAATACGAACGACGCCGGAAGCATAAAGGCTCATGGGTTGATTGGAGTAATGGAGTGGGTTTCTTCAAATGCCAGTACATCCGCTAACGGATACCTGACCCGTGACTCACCCAACGGCAAGCCAAAGCGTGGGACCGTGTAGTAAGACGGTCCTTGACCGCGCAGCCGCTGAGACTTGATGCTACTTGGCTTCAAGCCCCAGCGTGCTGCTAATTGTTCAGTCGTCAGATACAAGGTCAGCCTCCTTCTCAAGCATCTGTTGCAGCAGCTTGTCGTGTTGCTCTTGCGTCAGGTCACCATCTTCAAGACGTTTTGCCATGCGCGGTTGCAATTCCTCAAGGTCTTGCAGCGTTTTGGCTTTGGCAATGGCTGCAGCACCAGCAGTGAAGGTCTTGCTGGTGTCCTTGCGTGCCGGCAATGCAGCAGTGGTCACCGCAACCGGCTCCGCATCAGCCTGCTGCATCTCGTCGGTGGTATAGACCCCAGACATGTCAGCAGGGAATGCCTTGCGGAGTGCCAATGCTTCAGAGCATTTGGCAATCATCGCTGCAGGCATCTTGGACCACAACCCTTGACCGGCGTTGTAGTCCGCAAACCGTGCAACACCAATAAAAGGATGCTGACTGCCTTTGCGGTGGACGATGGTCTTAGCAGCAGCAGGCGGCTTGGTTGAGAGCCATACGTCCCTCCAGTCACCCTCTTCACCGCACCAATAACTCTCACTGCCATCGAGCTGGCCAGTGCGCTCAGCAATAGCACGCAAGCCGTCAATGCCTGCTTGGATGGTCATCTTGCCGCCACGCTTGATGGCGTAGATCTGCTTGCTGAATGGGTCAAGCCCAGTACGTTGGCAGGCGTAGGCAAACAGCCGCAGCTCGTCATTGGTGCAGCCCGGTGCAATGGTGCTGCTGATCAGTTGGACTTGATCGGGCGTCCAAGTGGTAATTGAAACAGTAGTCATCAGAAGGTCTCGGTTTGGATGGGATTTGTTGCCCACTTAGGCAGGCTGATGGTCTGAATGAACGTGTCGCTGTAGCCAGGCCACACGCCTGCGGCATGGCAACCGGCGATCACGTCCAGTGCATTATCCCGCGTGGTCCGCCCTAATGCAAGCGCATCGGCGTCCAGCTCGTACACGCCAACGGCATGCGGATAAGCCTTCTCGACTGCGACGAACACAAACCGCTGGCAGCGGTCTGACAGTCCCTCTAGGTAATGCGCCGCTTGGACGTGGTACGCAAAGGTTGCCACACTGCGGGCAAATGCCTGCGGGCTGGCGTCAGTGGTGGTCTTGATGTCAACCACCGTGGCGTTGTGATACCAGTCAGGGCGGCACTTGCACCGCATCCCAGTGGCGGTATCCGTCCACCAGAACGATTGCTCAGCTTTGCCATTGGCTAGCAGAGCAGAAGCTGCTGGGTGGTTGCGGACTTCCGCTGCCATACCAAGCGCTAAAGCCATATCGCTGCTGGTAACAGCTTCGATGCCTTCGGCCTCCATGGCTGCAGCTTGCTCTTTGCCAGCCTTGGTATTCCGTGCCGCGCAGACGCCGTAGCGCTGCAGCAGCTCGTCAGGTTCAAGAATGGCGCAATGGGTCAAGCTGCCCAGCTTCATCGCAGCAGTCGGCTCTACCAACTTGCGGTTGGGGTCAACAAATCGGCTCCAGTAGTGGTAAGGCGATTGCATGACCGCTTTGAGATGGCTGGCGCTGACGGCTGAATCAGCGTGGTACTTCTCGTTGCTGATCATCATTTCTGCCTCACTTGACGGTGAAGCATGGTCTGCGGTCCGTAGCACTGAAGCAGCGTCGGAAACGCTTGAAGCAATACCTGCCGGTTGCCTGGATCAGCTACCAAACCTGCATCAGCAAGGCGCGACAGAAAGCCGCCACCAAATTGCTTTGCAGTTTGAAGCGTCCAGAAGTCATCTGATGTCATGGGTAAAATGATGTTGGTAAGGATGGGGGGCTTTTGCCCCCTTTTTTATCCTACACCATGCTCCGCTGTGGTCAACCCTGTGCAGTCACAATCCGTAACGCATCCTCAGCTGACCGCGCTACGCCTGCAATGCCGCCTGCCGCCTGCACTGCATCCAGCCACTGCTGCTGCTCTGGCTGCACCCTGCCGGTTGGGGTCTTGACCTCGATGCTGGTGAACACCGCCACCTGGCTGCCGACCATCTCCGGTGTCACCGTCACAGTGCGCCAACCGATCAGGTCGGCGCTGCCCTTGCATAGCCCGAAACTGACCGGACGGCCATGCTGGTCACGCAGCGTGCCGGTGTTGTTGCGGAACAGCTTGGTGTCGCCGTGACTGACCGCAAGGCGGATCTCCTGCTGGATGCGTTGCTCGCTCACTCATGCTCCGTACCTTTTGACCAACCTAGCCTGATACACACGCTCTGCCCAGCCGCGCTTGTAGCCGCGTTGTTGTGCCAGCTTGCGGAGGTCCTCAAGGCTCTGCGCGCTGCCTTGCTCGCGTTTGCGCTGGCGTGCGGTCAGCTCTTGCAACTCACCATCGACCACCTTCAGCTCCCTGGTCTCCTGCGGTGCAAACACATGTCCGCAGTCAGGGCAGACCTGCGTGGCGCTCATGCTGGTGGCAAAGCACACCGGGCACACCTTGACCGATGGCGCCTGCTCGCGGTCGCGCTTTTTGGCACCATCCAGTGTCCAGTCGCGCTCTTCTAGGTGATGCCCCAGCCGCAGCGTGTTGCCAACATGGTCCAACACGACAGCGGTTTTGCCATGGCTGGGTCTCAGGCAGCGGCCAATCATTTGCAGGTGCAGGCCGACTGACTGCGTTGGCCTGAGCAGAATACATCCCCCGACGCTTGGCACATCCACGCCTTCACCGATCAGGCTGCAACTGCTCAGTACCTTTAGCCTGCCAGATCCCAGTGCTTGCAGCAAGTCTCGCCTGCAATCATTGCTCATCGTGCCGTCAATACTGGCCGCAGCAATGCCTTGCGACATGAACAGCCGTGCTACCGCTTCAGCATGTGCCACCGAGCAGCAGAACGCGATCGCCGTCTGGCCTGCCAAGTGCTTGCGGTAGTGGCTCACGCAGTCACCCAAGATGGTGCCGACGCGCTGCTCGGCTTCTTTGATGTCAAAGTCGCCCATTTTTTTGCGCAAGCCGGTGGCATCAAAGCCCGGTGGTGCCAGCACACGGGCACTAGCGAGGTAGCCGTTGTCGGTCAGCCACGCTGCGCTGGGTCCCAGCACCATCGACTGGTACCACTCCCCAAGTCCGCGTCCGTCGCCTCGTATTGGTGTCGCCGTCACACCCAAGACATGCGCCTTATGGAAATGCTGCAGAACCGCTGCCCACTGACCAGCATTGGTGTGGTGTGCTTCATCCACCACCAAGAGCTGGAAGAAGTCCCCTGGCAGCTTGTGCAACCTGCGGGCAAGCGTCTGGACTGAGGCCACCTGCACCGCATGGCTCAGATCCATGTTGCGCCCTGTTGCAATGCGGCCATGCGTCACGTTCATCCCGGTCAGCGCCTTGCTGGCTTGATCCAGCAGCTCAGCGCGGTGGACAAGGATGCACACGCGGTTGCCTTTGCGGGCAGCGGACTGGGCGATGTAGCTGAAGCACACCGTCTTGCCGCCGCCGGTCGGCAGCACCGCCAGCACTGTCCGCTTGCCTAGCTGGTACTGCAAACGGATGTCGGTGATCAGTTGTTGCTGGTAAGGGCGGAGGTTCATGGTTTGCAGTGAAGAGTGCAATACTGATAATGCAAATAAATAGCCGTGTCGTTATCCGTAATTGGATCTACATGTGGACGAAGTTTTGCATTGTTTAATAACCAAGAGCTGCGCTTGCATTCAATGGTTCCACGGTACGAACCATGTTTTGCAATTTCATACCCCATAGCCCAACCCGCAAGAATGCATATTCCTGTATCAACATCAACGATCACCTTGCTCCATGCGCAAGATAGCTTTTGTGGATTTTGCTTTTCATCACTCCAAAGAAAAACCCGATTATTTACTTTTTGCGTTGCGCGTACTTCCCAAATCTCTCCAACATCAACATCACCAAAGCCATCATCAGTGGACATGTAACGCCAATCTGGCATCCAGCCAAAATACTTAAGAAGAGCTAACTCTCCTAGTACGCCAATGAATGACCAAATAGCCTTGTCGTTAGTTTTGTCACTGCTGTAATCAGTTGAATTCTTTCGATTTGAATCGCGTTGTGCCGCACAAAGTCGGCATTCCTCGACCTCCCAAAGGTCCAGTTTGATTTGGTTCGGCATTTGAGGCGCGGATGCCTTGCAATCTTAGCGAGAACCGCTAAGCTGCGCAAGCCCCATGCCGAAGACGTGCATCCCATCTCGGTTTTGTTCACGCCGGAACAGATCCGCTGGCTTGACGCCCGCCGATCCGCTGGCCTGTCCCGCAGCGCTGTCATCAGACTTGTGATCGAGGAGGCCATGCGCCGGTCGCTGCCTTCCACCGGACGCCGTGAGTCATGACCAGTGACCTACTCGGGCAGCTAGCAGCGCTGCCGCGCCACTGGTCCTATGTGGCAGTAGACGGTCAGAAGCGTCCATACATGGATGGCTGGCAGAAAAATCACATCACCCGTGCGCAGCTTGGCAAAGAACTTAAGTCAGGTCGCGCCAAAGCAATCGGTGTCTGCTGCGGTGCCCCCAGCGGTGGTCTGTTGTTCGTTGATCACGACGGCAAGTCCGCATCTGGGTTGTTTGATGAGTGGGGCATTCCCGTCAGTTCGTTGCCGCCATCATGGACCGTCACCTCAGGCCGTGACGGGCGGTTTCAAGTTATCTACCAAGTACCAAAGCAGTACTGGGCAGACATCCGCACTCGTAAATACAAGACCGGCGTCATCGACACCGAAGGCAAGCCCGAGCAGGTTGAACTGCGTTGGGATGGCTGTCAGTCCATCGTCGCAGGTGCCCATCCGCTCACTGCTGGCTATAGCTGGGTGCCAGGGCGCTCGCCAGCCGATCTAGACATTGCCGAGGCACCGGCAGACTTGATCGCACGGATGCTACGGCAGCAGCAGCAGCCAACACTGCCACTAGTAACTGCTGCCGCAAGTGATGATACCGCCAGAGCGCGGTCGTACCTTGAAGCGCTGCAGCCCAGCCGCGCTGATGACTACGACGAGTGGCTGGAAGTCGGCATGGCGCTACACAGCGTCGATGATGCGCTGCTAGCCGACTGGATCACATGGTCAGCGCAATCATCCAAGTTCAAGGCCGGTGACTGCGAACACAAGTGGCGTGGCTTCAAAGCAGGCGGTGGTATCACCCTTGGCACCCTCGGTCAACTAGCCAAGCAGGATGGTTGGCGCGGACGGCAGCCGGCAGAGCCGCCACGTCGCAAGCAGCCACCATCAGCCATTAACCCGCAATTGCAGCCGATGAATGCTGCAGAGCTGCTCAACCTGCTGCGCCATGGCGACAGCACATACCGCTACAACACCTTCACCCAGCGCATTGAAGTAGACGGTGCACCGATTGAAGGCGCCGAGCGTTTTTACCTCACCCTTGCAGAGATGGGTTTCAAGGTCTCCAAAGAGGTAGCACTCGACTGCATCGTTCAAGTTGCCAATGAGTCGCCCTATGACCCCGTCGTTGAGTACCTCGACCGTGTGGCTGCAACCGTAGCGCCCGCTTACATCGAGGCACTAGCAACTGGATATCTGCGCCCAACCGACACGCCAGGCACCATTTACGACGAGATGCTCAAACGCACCCTGATCGGTGCTGTTGCCCGCGCTTATCACCCTGGCTGCAAGCATGACACCGCCTGCGTCATCATGGGTGACCAAGGCGCTTACAAGTCATCGTTCTGGGCATGCCTCGGCCATGACTTCTTCAGCGATGCACTCGGTGACATCAGCTCAAAAGATGACCTGATGGTATTGCACCGCTCATGGATCATGGAGTGGGCAGAGCTTGATCACGTCACCAATCGCAAGCACGCAGGTCAAGTCAAAGCGTTCCTATCGCAGGCGGTTGATATGTTCCGTGTGCCCTACGGCAAGGCCACTGAAGCTTTCCCACGGCGTGGCATTATTGTCGGCACAACCAATCGAACCACCGGCTTTTTGGTCGATGAAACTGGTAACCGCCGGTTCTGGGTTATCCCTACAACTAAAACCCAAGCAGACCAAATTGACACTGCTGCGTTATTGCTTGAACGCGATGCAATCTGGTCCGCTGCCGTTGCTGCATACCGGAACGGTGAAACCAGCAGACTGCCTGCCGAGTATGAGCAACAGTTAAGCAGCGAGAATGAATCCTATGTTGTCGATAACCCCTGGCAGGCTGAAATTGAAGTCTGGTTGCGTAAACACGGTGAGATTGATTTGACCACCGAAAAGTTACTAACTGAGGCCATCAAGAAGCCTGTAGAACGGCAGACCAAGGCGGACCAGATGCAGGTTGCGGACGTGCTCAAGCGGCTCGGGTACAAGCGGTACCGCAGCGGCAAAGGGTCAAGCAGGGCATACGTCTACCGGAAGTAGTACCCCACCTAGGTGGGACGGGTACCCCACCTCCTAGTCGCTGAGATGCGCTGCGCTGCAGCCGATGTCGGGCAGGTACCCCACCTGGACCACGTCCCACCTCGGTTTCAAACTTCCCTACGTTCCCCTACGCGTCTCTCTATTCCTTTATTTGTTTTGATATAGGTGGGGTTAGGTAGGGTACGTGGGGAACAGCCGCTCCGTGACTGGGTTTTGGCGGTACCCCACCTCGTCCCACCTTGCTGATAGGTGGGGAACTGCCTTATGGTGCCTGGCATGAAGGAAATCAAAGTCCGGTTCACGCCTGCAGACCTCGCAGTGCTGGACCAGCAGGCCGCAGCGGCAGGTATCACCCGCTCTGAGCTGGTGCGCTCACGGGCACTTGTTGCAAATTGTCAACACAGCCTTACCGTCGCCGGTTATCACCGATTAGTCTCTGACGCGCTTACCAACGTGCGTGGCGATATTCCACGGCGCATGGTTGAGCAACTTGTTGCTTATGTCATCACATGGATCTCATCCACATCACCGCCAAACAGCAACCCGTAATCAACCGGCTCCATGACGCCATGGAACGTGCGCTTGCGTATGCCGCTGCAATCCGCGACAATGCGCAGGACGACCGGCAGCCCATACCGGCTGAACTGGTCGCTTCCTTTGCTGCCGATTACGACCGGCTTCTTTCCATCCTTACCGATGCCGCCACATGAAACTCATCACCACGCAGGCTGACCTCAGCCATGCGTTGCGCACCATTGCCTCAGCCATCAGCACCGGCAATAGCCATCCGATCCTGTCCTGCTGCTTGATTGATGCCGCTAATGCCGGCACCATGACCGTCACCGGCTTCAATCTGGACCTTGGCATCACGGTCACCGTTCCTGCTGCTATCGACACCGCCGGCAGCGTTGCATTGCCCTATCGCTTGCTGGCTGCCCTTGTGAACCGCATGGACGATGGCGAGCCTGTGACCATCTCAGACGGCTCTGTGAGCGCCTCCAGTGGCTTCTATGGCCTTGCTGCGCATGATGCAGCCGATTACCCCGACCTGCCGGTTGTAGAGGCTCCTGGCGCTGAGTTGGACCTCACCGCTGGTGTACGTGCCTGCATGGCAGCCGTCAGCACTGATGCCAGCAAGCAAATTCTCCAAGGCATTCACATGGCCGCAGGCTTCATGGAGGCCACCGACGGCCACCGCATGATGCGTGTGCCCATAGCCTTGCCCGATGGCATCGACCTGGTGCTACCAGCAAGCACCATGAAGCTCCTCCAAGATCGCATCGTGACCGTCGCAGCAACAACCGGCCAAGCGGTCATCGACGCCGGTGATGGCATCACCATTTACAGCCGCATCCTTGATGGTAAATATCCCGACGTGGCAGCACTCATACCCAAAACCTTCAAGCACACCCTCACCATCGACCGGCATCGCTTTACCCGTTGCCTAGAACGTGTCGCACTTATTGCAGAAGGCCACAACTCAGTCGTTAAGCTCACCGCAGTTGATGGCTTCATCGTCATCACCGCTGAAGCCGATGCCAACAACGGCAAGGAGCGTATCGACTACGAAGGCGATGGCACTGGCGCTTGGGCGTTCAACGTGCATTACCTACTTGATGGCCTAAAAGCCATGCGTGGTCACGAAAACGTACTGCTATCCGCCAACTCAGCCACAACGCCTGTAGTATTGCAGCCAGCAGATAAAACTGGTATGACCTATCTGGTCATGCCGGTGCAAATCAAAGAATGACATCCATTAAGGATCTCAAGTCCGACCACAAAAACGCCCGCAAGCGTACAGATCGCTCTTCCAAGCTGATTGCTGAGTCTTTGCAGCGTTACGGCGCCGCACGCAGCATCGTCATCGACGAAGACAATCGCATCCTTGCGGGCAATGGCACCATCGAAGGCGCCAAAGCAGCAGGTATCAAAAATGTCCGCGTCATCGAAACTGATGGCACCGAGATCATCGCCGTCAAGCGCACCGGCTTGACCGAAGACGAAAAAGTTGGTCTTGCACTAGCCGATAACCGCACCAGTGACCTGTCCGATTGGGACAAGGACATGCTGCAGCAGCTCAGCGAAGAGCATGACGTAGCACCATGGTTTGATCCTGATGACCTTGCAGAAATCCTTGGCACTGTCGAGCAGTTGCCTGCCGAAGGCTTGACTGATGCCGACGACGTGCCTGAGGCGCCCGAGGAGCCGGTTACGAAGCTGGGGGACCTTTGGATTCTTGGCGATCATCGGTTGCTGTGTGGTGACTCGACGGACGTGCTTGCCGTTGAGCGGTTGATGACTGGAAAGAAGGCGGACATGGTGTTTACGGATCCGCCTTATGCTTTGTTTGGCAACAGTACCGGAGCTGCAGTCGCTGACGACAAAATGATTCGCCCATTTTTTCGTGATATAGGAAAAGCAATTTTTCTTTCGGCAAAGCAAGGGTCACATTTTTACTCTTGCCTTGATTGGAAAAGTTGGGCGGCAGTCATGGATAGCTATGCCGGCGCCGGCTTAACGGTAAAAAATATGATTGTCTGGGACAAAGGACACGGCGCACTTGGACAGGCTTATCGCTCGCAGCATGAGTTAATTATGTTTGGCGTTTGCGCTAACGCCGGAATCTCAATTACTAAAACCGCTGCTGTCTCTTCCGAGCACCAAATTACAGACGTTAATGTTTGGCAATGCCCACGAGAACCCAAACAAGGAATGCACGCGGCACTCAAGCCTCAAGAGCTAATTAAGCGTGCCGTCAATAACAGCAGTTCTAGGGGTGAGCTTGTCCTTGACCTATTTGGTGGTAGTGGATCTACCTTGATCGCATGTGAAGACCTTGCTCGCAAATGCTGCATGATGGAGATGGAGCCCAAGTACTGCGATGTCATCATCAAGCGCTGGGAAGATTTCACCGGCAAGAAGGCTATCCTTGAAGAAAATAAGGAGGCGTTCTAATGGCCGCCCTTAGAGGACCAAAAACTGAAACCCTAGAACGCGCTGAACGCTTTGCACGCATCATCGCTAGCGGTGGCCGGCGCTCGGATTGCATCCGCTATGCACGGGATAACTGGGGGGTTAAAGATGATGCCTGTGACCTGTACCTGCGTCATGCACGCGAGAAGCTAAAGGCCGACTGGGACATCGAACGCCCGCAGATGGTGGCTGATTTGCTAAGCCAATGCAGCACGCTGCAGATGGAAGCACGGCGTGCTGGGCAGTATCACATCGCCCTTGGCGCGATCAATACCGCAGCCAAACTGGCGCAGCTCTGCTCGTGAGCATCCTTGCGGCAGCCCGTGAAGGGCATGTTTTGCAACAGCTCAATCACGGCGGCGAGCTGACGGATGTCGATAGCTTGCTAGCACGTATCAGAAGCGATCTGCACCCTGGGCAACTTGCGTTTGTGGATGACACCGCTACGCAGATCCTTGGCATCAGCGCAGGCTATGGCGCGGGTAAGACACGGGCGCTATGCGCCAAGGCTGTGATGCTGGCGGCAGTTAATCAGGGCTTTATTGGTTGCGTCATGGAGCCAACTGGTCCGTTGATCCGTGACATCTGGCAGACGGACTTCGAGGCATTCCTTGAGGCGTACGACATTCCATACACCTTTCGCGCTAGCCCGCTGCCGGAGTACATGCTGCATCTGCCTGGCGGCGACACCAAGATCCTGTGCCGCAGCTTTGAAAACTGGTCGCGCATCATCGGCTTGAACCTGGCATGGGTGCTGGCGGATGAGATCGACACCGTGACGCCAAGCATTGCCAACAAGGCATTTCCAAAGATCCTTGGTCGCTTGCGTTCAGGCAACGTCCGGCAGTTTGGTGCGGCATCCACGCCGGAAGGGTTCCGGTGGATGTGGAACACTTTTGGCAGTGATGAGGCAAAGCAGCGCGATGACCGGCATCTCATCAAAATGCGCACGGCAGATAACCCGCACCTGCCGCCGGACTTCATCGAGCGGCTTGAAGCCAACTACGACCCCAGCCTGCTACGGGCATACCTCGACGGTGAGTTCGTCAACCTGACAACTGGGCAAGTGTATGACCGTTTCAGCCGGGACAAACACTGCATTGCCGAACCGCCAAATACTGCATCAGAACCCATCCGTGTCGGCGTGGACTTCAACATCGGCAACATGTCTGCCGTCATTGCTGTCCGGGTTGGTAATGGCTTGGTCGTGATCGACGAGATCGCCGGGGCGCATGACACCGACGCCCTGGCGCAGGAGATCCGCAGGCGGCATCCGCAACAGCAGATTTACGTCTACCCAGATGCCAGTGGCGGCAACCGCAGCACCAATGCAGCGCAGACCGACATCCAGATCCTTGAGTCCTATGGCATGTCCAACCAATCACCACGTAGCAACCCTGCTGTCCGTGATCGGGTGGCAGCGGTGCAGGCGTTGCTAGAAAATGGCAAAGGGCAGGTCAGGCTGCAAGTGTCAGAAACTTGCAAGCGGCTGATCGAGTGCCTAGAGCTGCAGAGCTACACCGATAAGGGGGAACCGGATAAGGACGCCGGCTTTGACCACATGAATGATGCACTCGGCTACCTGGTGTGGCGTGAGTTCAACCCATTGCACGCCGGCGCTGGGCGCGGCACCGGCATCAGGCTTTACTAGGGTTGACCACGGCGGCAATAGGTGGTATCTTGGGCGTGTCCACCGGATTCCAACCATGATCAACCGCATTAACAATGCCATCTGCCTGCTGATGGTTACCGCCGTTTTCGCCATGATCGGCATTGAGGCTGGCAACCACACAGCACCAACTCACAGCGGCACTCAAGCCGTAAGCTATAGGCACCGATAGCATCTACGCGCTGTGTATAGCGGTTACAACTTCTATGACCGTCCGCTTGCGCAGCGCACCGTATCAAAGGTCAATGACCCTAATACGTCGTGGTATGCGCAAGAGCCGCATTGGATCCTGATTGAAGACCTGCTGCAGGGCACCTACGGGATGCGTAAAAAGCATCGCCGGTACCTGCCGCAAGAGCCACGCGAGCTGGACGAGTCCTACGACAACCGCCTAGCCCGTAGCGTTTGCCCGCCGTACTACATCCGTCTTGAGCGAATGCTGGCTGGCATGTTGACCCGCAAGCCGGTGCGGTTAGATGACACCGCTGACGTCATCCGCGAACAACTGTTTGACGTAGACCTGCAAGGTAATGACCTCAATGTCTGGACTTATGAAGCCGCCCGCAAGATGGTCCGCTATGGCCACGTTGGTACATTGGTGGATGCACCTGCTAATGGGGGTAGACCTTATTGGGTGACCTACACGCCACGGCAGATCCTTGGCTGGCGCACCGAGACGCAAGAGGGCAAGCAAGTGCTGACCCAGTTGCGGCTATCGGAAGTGGTCACCGTCCCTGATGGTGAGTTTGGCGAGAAGGCCGTCGAGCAGGTCCGTGTGCTGACGCCTGGTGAGTACCGCATTCACCGCAAGGCCGATAGCGGCGAGTTCACCGTCGTCGATGAAGGCCGCACCAGCTTGAATGAGATTCCATTCAGCATTGCCTACGCGCAGCGGCATGGCTTTATGGAGTCACGCCCGCCGCTTGAGGACATCGCAGAGCTGAACCTAAAGACCTATCAGATCCAGTCAGACCTCGACAATATCCTCCATGTCTCAGCGGTGCCCATGCTGGCGCTGTTCGGCTTCCCGTCAAGCGCTGAGGAGGTATCAGCCGGACCCGGCGAGGCGATTGCATTCCCTGCTGAAGGCCGCGCTGAGTACATCGAACCTGCAGGCCGCAGCTTTGAGGCGCAGTTCCGCCGGCTTGAGCAGCTTGCGTTGCAGATCAACGAGCTAGGGCTGTCGGCAGTGCTAGGCCAAAAGCTGAGCGCCGAGACCGCCGAGGCCAAGCGCATTGACCGCAGCCAAGGTGATTCCACCATGATGGTGATCGCGCAAAACATGCAGGACATGATCGACAACTGCCTGCAGTGGCACGCTGCCTACTTGGGCAATGCGACTGCCGCCGGCAGTAGTTATGTCAACCGCGACTTCCTTGGCGCACGCCTTGAACCGCAGGACATCACTGCACTGTTGTCGCTTTACACCGCCGGCACCATCAGCCAGGAAACCCTACTCCGCGAGCTGGCCGAAGGTGACGTGCTGGGCGATAACTTTGATGTAGACGAGGAGCTGGAGGCTACTTCTAATGCGGGACTTGATCTACCGTCTGCTGGACAAGCTGACAGACTGGCTGGTGGAGCTAATGATCTGGATGGAGCCGAAGAAGCCCAGGAAACAGGAGCTTGACTATACGATGTGCAAATTGCCTGATGATGTGTTAGCAGTAATACGACTGACCTGGTACAAAGATGGCAAGGCAGATGAAGTCGATGAGTTGCGCATCATGGAAGATGGGCAGAACGGTTATGACGCCTTTGCTGCAGCAGTTCAAGGTGCATTGAACCGTGGCGCTAATGTAAGCATTCGGTCGCAGTATCGCCCCGACCAACTTGGTGTTATCTGATGGCTACACCAGAGGCGCTGTATCGTAATGCCATTGATCTAAATCGTTACAGCAACAGCGTTGCACGGCGTGTTATCAATGCTTACAACGACATCATTATTGATGCTGTTAATCAACTGCGAACCATTGATGAACTAGCCGCACCAGTCAAGGCAGCTAGGCTGCGTGCCATCTTGGCGCAGCTCAAGGACAGCCTGGCCACATGGGCTGGTGATGCAACGGAGATCACAGCAACTGAACTGCAAGGCATTGCGCAGTTGCAATCAGAGTTTGTCACGAACCAGTTAGCACGTGCGCTACCTGCTGGTGCTCGTGATGCAGTGCGCACTGTTGAGATCAGCCCGCAGTTTGCACAAAGTGTGGTCACTACTGATCCAACGCAGCTCAATGTGGTCGCATTATCGGATGATCTGTTTGCTGCAGTTCAAGGTGCACCGCAGACATTTAGCTTGACCGCCGCTCAAGGTGCCACCATCACGCTGCCAAATGGCGAGGTGGTATCCAAGGCATTCCGTGGCATTGCCGTAGACCAGGCTGAACGGTTCTCGCAGGTAGTGCGGCAAGGGCTACTGACCGGAGAGCCGACGCCTGCCATTGCTAAGCGGCTGATCGGCAGCCTGCAGTTTGGCGAAGAGGCAAAGACCGTCAAGCAGCTCATTGCTGCAGGCGGCCAGGCAACAGCAGTGGCCGATAATCAAGTCATCGCATTGGTTCGTACCAGCATCAACCAAGTGGCGAATGCTGCTAGCCAACAGGTGTATGAGGCCAATCAAGACATCACCAAGAAATACCGTTACGTCGCCACGCTTGACACCCGCACCAGTGCAATCTGCCGTGCACTTGATGGTCAAGAGTTTCCATATGGCAAGGGACCAACGCCGCCGCAGCACTTCAACTGCCGCAGCACCACGGTGCCGGTGATCGACTACAAAGAGCTGGGCTTTACACCGCCACCAGCAGGCACCCGCGCTAGCGCAGGGGGGCAGGTGCCTGCAAATGAATCTTACGGCCAGTGGTTAGCAAAGCAGCCGCTGCCGGTCAAAGCTAAGGCGCTTGGCGCTAGCAAAGTGGCCTACTTCGATAAGCTATCGGCCAAATACGGACCCAAGGATGCCATCGCCAAGCTGGTCCGTGATGATGGGTCAGAGCTAACCTTGGATCAACTCCGCGCTCGGTACGGTGCCACTGAAGAAAGGTAGCTCCCAGAAAACCATCTCGGCCAACATCAAAGCTGAAATGAAGGCCGGCAAGCCGCAAAAGCAAGCCGTCGCCATCGCCCTGTCCAAAGCCGGCAAAGCCCGCAAACCTAAAGGTAAAAAGTGATGCCTAAGTACACCGGACCAGCCAAGCCTCAAAAGCCCATGCCCAAGAAAGGCGGCAAGAAGAAATGAAACGCGGCGACCGAGTTAGCTGGAACTACCAAGGCACGCGCACCTTTGGCGTGATCACCAGCATTGGCGGCGAGCGGGAGACCATACCAACGCAAGGCGGCGGTAGCGTCACCCGCGTCGGCAGCATGGATGATCCGATCGTGCGGATTAAGTCCGAGTCAACCGGCAACGCGGTCATCAAAAAGCGGTCAGAGCTGAAACCTGCGCCACGGCGATGATCACCTATCGCGGCGAGCAGTTTGAGGGTTACAACAAACCCAAGCGGACGCCAAACCATCCGACCAAATCGCATGCGGTTTTGGCGAAAGAAGGCGAAAAAATCCGTTTGATTAGGTTTGGCCAACAAGGCGTCAGCGGCAGCCCACCGCGTAAGGGCGAGTCAGCAGCAGACAAAGCCAGGCGTGCATCATTCAAAGCGCGCCATGCGGCGAATATTGCCAAAGGCAAGCTCAGTGCTGCGTTTTGGGCGGATCGTGAAAAGTGGTAATGCGCTCCTGCGCATGAATCCAGTCCTTCAGCTCTGCCACATACCACCGCAGATCTTGAGCCTTGGCCGCATGCCATCCATGATTGGTCTTGCGGTACATGTCCTCATGACGATCTATTGCATCAAGGCACTGCTTGATCAATGGATTCCATGGCTCACGTATTGGCGTGTCCCATTCACGCTTTGACACGATTACACCGCGCCGTTACGATGGCAGCGTAATTAAGCCTGCGGCTTATCCATGTCCGATGAAACACAAACCCAGGAGCCTGCGGCTACCGGGGGTGACAATACCGATGCACTGCAACGCAGCGTTGAAGCATTAGAGCGCAAAAACAAAGAGCTGATTGCAGAATTGCGCGCTGCTAAAAAGGCGCCAGCGTTGCCTGATGGGGTTGATGTCAATGAGCTATTGGAGTTCAAGCGCAACTACGAACAGCAGCAGCTTGAATCACAAGGTAAATACAGCGAAGCCAGACAGGCTTTGGAGCAACAGTTCCGTGAGGCGACGGCGGAAAAGGATCAGCGCATTGCAAATCTTGAAGCCCGTGTCCGTGAGCTAGAACTGGTCACGCCTGCTGTAACGGCATTGGCTGACATCGTGCATGATCCAGACATGGTGCTCAAGACCAAACTGAGCGCCGATCAAATTGAACGCGAGCCTGATGGCACCGTCGTGGTGGTTGATGGCTATCAGCGCACGCCTGTTAGCGAATGGGCTAAAACACTGCCAGCATGGATGCAAAAGCAACCCAAGCCTCAAGGCGGTGGCGCCCCGGCTGCTGGTGTAACCAGCAACAGCATTCCGGCTGGCATGGCAAATCCATTTAGCCGTGAATCATTCAATTTGACTGAACAAGCGCGGCTGTTTCGTACAGACCGTGACCTGTACGAACGCATGAAAGCAAACGCTAACCGCTAAGCTATTTGCAACCGGCTGCGCTGGTGATCGGGCTGCGCCCACACCGTAAACCATTCCCCGAGATGAATCATGGCGACCCTTCGCTCTGACATCATCATCCCAGAGGTTTTTACGCCTTACGTCATTGAGCAGACCACCCAGCGTGATGCCTTTCTGGCTAGCGGTGTGGTGCAGCCGATGGCTGAGCTGAATGCTACTGAGGGTGGTGACTTTATCAACGTTCCCTTCTGGAAGGCCAATCTTTCCGGCGACTTCGAGGTGCTGACCGATAGCACTTCGCTGACCCCCGGCAAGATCACTGCTGACAAGCAAGTCGGCGTCATCCTGCACCGTGGCCGCGCCTTTGAGGCTCGTGACCTGGCAGCCCTGGCTGCTGGTGCCGATCCCATGGCCGCCATCGGCGCCAAGATCGCTGACTACGTTGCCAACCAGCGCCAAAAGGACCTCCTGTCCTGCCTGGCCGGTGTGTTCGGCAGCCTGGGTTCTACCTCCAGCTCTGCTGCTTTCTTTGGCCTGACCATTGACGGCGAGTCTGGTGATACCCCCACCACGCTGAGCCCCCGTCACGTTGCAGAAGCCCGCAGCCTGCTGGGCGATCAAGGCGACAAACTGGCTGCTGTTGCTATGCACTCCAAGGTCTATTACGACCTGGTTGAGCGCAAGGCAATCGACTATGTGACCGAGACAGACGCACGTCTGACCTCTAGCGTCACTGACTTCGTCGGCGGCAGCATTGCTGGCGCTTACGGACCCGTGAGCGTGCCGACCTACATGGGTCTGCGCGTGATCGTGTCTGACGATGTGCAGACCGACGGCAGCGGTAGCTCGACCGAGTACGCCACCTACTTCTTCACCCAGGGCGCTGTTGCCTCCGGCGAACAGCTCGCAATGCAGACCGAAACCGACCGTGACATCCTCGCCAAGAGCGATGCCATGTCGATCGACCTGCATTACTGCTACCACCCTGTTGGTGCTAAGTGGGGCGTGACCACCGTCAACCCGACCCGCGCTCAACTGGAAACGGTTGGCAACTGGTCGAAGGTGTACGAGCTGAAGAACCTCGGCATCGTGCGTGCTACCAACACCTCCAACTTCGATTGAGGTAACTAACCATGGCACAACCTTCCCAGTTTGAACTGTCCACAGAGCAGTACATCGTTGCTCACCACTACATCGCCTCTTCGGTGGCTGATGTCCAGTTCTTCACCGCTCCGGTGAAGTGCCAAGTGGTCGCCGTCAGCGAGGTGCATGCCACCGCCGGCAGTGACGGCTCTGCTGTTTCTGGCACGATCCGTCGTTGCCAAGGCACCGAGGCTGCCACTGCTGGTGATGACCTGCTCAGCGCTACGATCAACTTCAAGGGTACTGCTCTGACCGAGCAAACTCCTGCTCTGACCAGCACCACCGCCAACCTGACCCTGGAGGCTGGCGATCGTCTGTCTCTGGACGTTACCGGCACCACCACCGCTCTGGCTGGTGTGATCATCACCGTGCTGCTTAAGCGCGTCTGATGGGGCTGTTCGCTTTCCGGCGACTGCGTGAAAAGGAGGCTGCCTCTGCGGAGGTGGCCTCTCTTTCTATGCCAGAGCCTAAACTAGACATACCGGAGGTGCCCACGGATGCCAATAGCAATCGACGCAACAGTGGGCGGCGCAAACGCCAACAGCTACCTGACACTGGCAGCAGCGCAAGCGATCATTGATGGTTTTGTGCAGGATGCTGATGTGACCGCATGGGCATCAGCCACGACTGATCAGAAGAACCGCGCACTGTTTACCGCAACGCAACGGCTAGACCGTGAGCGGTTCCTTGGCGCACGGGCGACCGATACGCAGGCACTGCAGTGGCCGCGTACTGGCGTGCGCAAACCTGACACCTATATCAATACCTACGCTGTAGGGTTTCCGTTTCGCATCACGACGGACTACTTCACCGACACCGAGATCCCAACGCAGATTCAGTACGCGCAGGTGGTGCTGGCAACGTACCTGCACAACAACCCGGATGGGCTTGGCCTGAGCGGACTGGAGGACTACAAGAACGTCAAGATCGGCAGCCTTGACGTGACGCCTAACCTTGGCTACGGCGCTGTTGGTGCAGATAAGGTGCCGCCAATTATGGAGCGATACCTGACAGGGCTTAGAATCAGTGGACCTGGTAACCTTTCAATCCGCCGGAGCTGACCATGGACGACTACAGCATTGGCTTTGAGTACATCACCGACACGGCAGCTCATACCGGCAGGTTTTACAGGCTCTACGCCGTTGCCGATGCTGTGATCAGCACGGCTACGGTGCAAAACGCAACCGGTAACGCTTTTACATCGGTTCCACTTGGCAAGGGCGATTTCATCGACGGCGTGTTTACCAGCGTCACGCTGGCTAGCGGCAAAGTCGTCGCCTACCGAATCTGATGGCACTTGCTAGCCCGCTACGAAAGGTTGCTAGCAAGCTAATGGCACGCTTTGGCGGTGTGGTGACTATCCGTGCAATCAGCACCGGCAGCTATAACACCACAACCGGCGCCATTACCGAGACCAATACAGATACCACAGTTCGTGGCGTGCTGGAGGATGTCAACGCCCGCGAGGTAAACGAACTGGTGCAGGCTGGCGACAAGCGGCTGATCATTGCAGCGGCAGACCTAAGCACGGCGCCTACCACGATTGACAAGGTGCTAATCAATAGCGTGGTGCATCAGATCATCCGCATCCAGACAATCGAGCAGGACAACACCGCGATCACTTACGAGATGATCCTAAGAGCATGAGCAACCTGCCCATCCGCGACATCGGCAACTACATGGGCGATCAGCTTGAGAAGCTGCTGCGCGTGACGGTACTGGAGACTGACAGCAGGCTCAAGCAGCAAAGCCCCGTCGATACTGGACGGTTCCGCGTTAGCTGGCAGATTGGCCAAAACGCAGCCGATGGCACGCCCGCACCTGAGGGCAGCTACGGCACTGGTATCACGCCTCCCAAGGGCAGCAATTACCAGCCAGGACAGGAGAAGCTAGGCAACTACTACAGCGTCCACAACAACCTGCCGTATGCCGAGCCGCTGGCAGTGCAAGGTACAAGTAAGCAAGCATCGGCAGGATGGGTGGACCGCACAGCTCGTGAGATGCAGAACTTTGTCAATACCAACTGGGAGCGCATCAGGAGGCAAGGCTGATGGCCGCCGCAAACCTCAACACCATCCGCGCCACCATTGAGGCACGATTAACGGCTGAGCTAACCAGCCTCACGACGACATACACTCAAACCGGCACTGTCGTTACGATCAACGCCACGGCGCACGGCTACTACGTCGGCCAATCGCTGGCGTTGGACTACACATCCGGCGGCGGCGTTGACGGTACGTTCACTGTGGTCACCACAGCAACCAACTCTTTTACCGTGACTGCTGCCGGTGCGTTGACAACCAGTGGCAATGTCACAGTGGTTAGCTCACTGGGCAGCACCTTGCCCGTTGTCTTCCATAACCAGCCGTACATCCCAACGCCCAACAGCTCATGGGTGCAGTGCCTGGTTAGCTTTGGGGCTAATGAGTACCTGACCCAAGGCGGTACCACCGGCAGCAACAACAGCATCATTGGCGTGGTTGCCATCAATATCTTTACGCCGCTTGGTGTTGGACCAGGCGCTAACCTAACGATTGGAAAACGAATCCGCGACCTTTACAATAGGGTCATAGTCAGCGGTGTTCATTTTGACCCGCCGATCGGACCCGAGGTAGTGGCCGCGCCAGCACCGGAGGGTTTCTTCCAAACACAGGTCAGACTGACCTTTGAAACCTTCGAGGATCTCTAGCTATGGCTTTTTACCGAGGGCAGCAAGGCAGCGTCAAGTTTGACGACGCTGGCGCTACCGGCGTCACCATTACCAGCACCCGGTCGTGGTCGATCACAGTCGAGAAGGAATCGCTCGACACCACTGCACTGGGCGCCACCTATCGGGCAAACGTCGGTGGCCTAATCAGTGGTAGCGGCACTGTTGAGGTGCTCTATACAGCCAGCAGTGCTGACGAGACCAACGTGTTCATCGAGCACGTCAACACCGCAACCGATGAGGGGCTTGCGTTGTTTGAGCTGTTTCTGGACACCACCGGCACCAAAAAGATCAGCTTTGACGGTGTGATCACCTCGGCTGAATACTCGGCTACCGTGGGTGAAATCGAAGTCATTACCATGAACTTCGTCACCAACGGCGCCATTACCCTGGACATCTGATCATGGCTTTTTATCGCGGGCAACAGGGCACTGTCTTCTTTGACAAGGCCGGTGCAGGCGGTTTGTCCGAGATCGCTGCAGTGCGGTCCTGGAGCATGACCGTTGAGAAGGAGTCACTGGACGTGACCTCCCAGGGCGCCACTTACCGCGCCAATGTGGGCGGCCTGATCAGCGGCTCAGGCACTATTGAGGTGATGTACGACGCCCCAGGCTCCGGCGACAAGCTGGACCTGATCAAAGATGCCAACCAAGCCACCGACGAGGCCGATGCAGCCGTTGAGCTGTATCTGGATGAGACCGGCGGCAAAAAGATCACCGGCACCATTGTGGTGACAAGCTCGGAATACTCCGCTACGGTTGGCGAGCTTGAGATCGTTACGATCAACTTCGTCTCCAGCGGAACCCTTACCCTCAGCATCTGATGCCCGCCGCACAACGCCCGGTTGACTTGCTCGCCGGTGCATTTGACCTCAACCAGCGCCGTAAGTTCAGCATCAAGAACGATGCTGGCGATACGGTGCTGGACCTTTACTTTAAGCCGATTACCCGCGCAGACCGCAAGCGTGCTACCACGCTGTCCGGCTCCGATGAAGCACTGGAGATCAGCACTTACATGCTGTGCCAAATTGCTGAACTGGAGAATGGCACCAAGGCGTTTGCACCGGCTGATGCAGCCAAGCTGCAACGCGAGCTGCCTGAGCGTGTCTTGAACGAGCTGGAGCTGTTCCTATTTGGCCTTGGCGGTGACGAAAGCCTAGAAGAAGCAAAAAAAGACTAAGCCAGGATAACTGGCTTTTTTTTGAGTTCTTCCTGGCGACTGAACTTGGCATGACCGTCAGCCGGTTACGGACTGAGCTGACCGATGCTGAGTTTGTGCATTTTGCGGCATATTACGAGATCAAGGGCGAACGCGAGAAAGAAGCAATGGATAAAGCCCGCCGCCGGTAAGCTGGTGCTATGGCAGTCTCCAACGTCGAATTAAGAGTTGACTCGCGGCAAGCAGTTAATGCGTTGCAGCAAGTCAACAGGGCGTCAGGGCAGACTGAATCAGCTATTGGCAAGCTGCAAGGCACCATTGGAAGGCTGGTCGGTACATTTGCGGCGATTAGCGCAATTAAATTTGTTTTTGCTAAAACAAGCGAACTTGAGACTCAAACCAGAAGCCTTGAAGTATTAACAGGCAGTGCCGATAAAGCACGTCAAATTATTGCCGAACTGCAACAGCTTGGGGCAGTTACTCCATTTACAAGCACCGAGCTGATTGACGCTGCAAAAAGACTGCAGGCATTTGGTGTTGAGGGTAATAAGGTTGTCGAGACCACCCGCCGTTTAGCCGATGTTTCGGGCGCAACTGGCGCCGAGCTTCAAGGCTTGGTTACGGCCTATGGCCAAGTTCAAGCTAAAGGGCGCTTGCAGGGTGAAGAGCTGTTGCAATTTCAAGAGCGAGGAGTTGCACTGCAGCAAGAGCTGCAAAAAATGTATGGAATGTCGGGTAAGGAATTACAGGATGCGTTGAGCAAAGGAAGAATTAGCTCGGAGGCGGTTGAGGTCGCAATTATCAGGTTGACGGATGCAGGAGGCAAATATGCAAATGGTGCAATCGCTCAATCAACCACGTTGCAAGGTAAATTCAGCACTTTGACCGATGGGATTGAAAGCGTTGCCAGAAAAATTGGCGAAGTGCTAAAACCAGCCTTAAAGGAAATACTTGATCTTGCAATTTTGGTAATCAATAAAATCAACGAATCTTTAGCTGGACCCGATTACAAAAAGGCAAACGATCAGCTTTTTAATACTAGGGCAAGGATTAAAGAATTAAAGGAGGAAATCAAAGCAGCCGAAAGGGCAGGCATTGGGCTTGCTACTGGAATGCAAATTCAAGGCGTAGATGGCCAAGTGCTAGGGGGCGGCGTTCCTGTTTTGCCCGGAATGCGGAAAGAACTAAAGGATCTTGAAGGTGACGCAAAGCGGCTTGAGATTCGATTAAAAGAACTTCGCAAGTCAACGGCAAAGCCCCCTACAACAAAATCACCGGCAACACCAGACTTGCTGGGAGGCGATCAGGCCAAGGGCGCTCGTTCCATTAACGATTTGCTTGGCGGCCAAATCAAACGAAATTTAGAAATTAAAAAGGCTCAGCTTGAAACAGGAAAGCAGTTGGCGCTAAATGTTGCGTTTCTGCAATCAAATGCAACACAAGCACAAAGAATGGTTGACTTTGCGTATGAGTATAGAAATGTTCAGGCCGAGATTAACTCTCTTGAAGAAACTATTGCAGCACGTACCGCCATTCGTTCTCAGTTTATTGGTGCAGCTAAAGATAAACAATACGCGGCTCTAGCCTTTGACGAGCAAACGGCGGATTTGCAAAGTGAAATTGTAAGAAAGCGAACGGAAATCAATACTATTGCAGCGCGTCACATCGGCCAATTAAACGAACAAGCCAAAAAAGAAGAAGAGGCAAGAATTAAGGGAGTGGAGAAAATTCAGCAACTTCGTGACGAACAGGAATTGCTGCAAGCTCGCTTAAATGGTACAGAAGCCGAAGTTTTATTGAAGCAACAAATTAAAGAAATAACAAAAGATACAGCAGGGCTTGATGAAAAAGAAATAGCTGGAATAATAAACAAAAACAATGCCTTAAAGGAGCAGATTTCCGCCGCCGAACAGCTCAAGCAGCTTTACGCGGACGTGGGCATGAATATCAAGTCAAGCGTTGTAGACGCAATTCAGGGTGCGATTGACGGGACCAAATCACTGCAAGAAGTGGCCAATAACCTACTGAGCAGCATTGCCAACAAACTTCTTGACGTGGCTGTCAACCTTGCCCTGTTTGGTGCGATGTCTGGCACGGGCACGGGTGGCGGTTTGCTTGGCGGTTTGTTTAAGCCGCGTGCCAACGGCGGCTCTGTCATGGCTGGTCAGCCCTATCTGGTGGGCGAACGCGGTCCTGAGCTGTTTATGCCGGGTCGCAGCGGTGGCATTGCGCCTGCTGGTTCGTTCGGTGGTGGAAGCAATATTGTGGTGAATGTTGACGCAGGCAGCTCTAACGTGCAGGGCGACGGCGCACAGGCCAATGCACTCGGCAAGGCTATTGGCATCGCCGTTCAACAAGAGCTGATCAAACAAAAACGTCCCGGAGGCTTGCTCGCCTAATGGCTACTTTCCCTGCTATCACGGCCACCTACGGCGCCACAAAGAACAATCAGCCTGTTGTTCGCACGGTGCAGTTTGGCGACGGCTACCAGCAGCGTCTGACGTACGGCCTCAATCAAAATCCTAAAAGCTGGGATCTGACGTGGCAGAACATCACCGAAGCCAATGCGGACACCATTGAAACCTTCCTGAACAACCGCGCCGCTGATAACGCTAGCTTTGATTGGACACCACCGGACGAGGCAACGTCGTACAAATGGATTTGCCCGCAGTGGAATAAAACCATCACGTACAACAACCGCGCCACCATCACGGCTACCTTCCAACAAGTATTTGAACCCTGATGGCGTACTCGGCTTGGGCTAGTTCCACTGCTTACGCCGTTGGCGCGATTGTCCGTGCCAGCAGCCTGCAGGCATCCGGCCTTGTCTTCCAATGCACCACGGCTGGCACCAGCTCCAGCACCCAACCCGCCTGGCCAACCGACATTGGTAGCACCATCACCGATGGCACGGTTGTCTGGACAGCGATCAGCAGCGTCTACGAGGAGCTGGCTGCACTGGCACCGAGCGCCATCATCGAACTGTTTGAGATGACGCTGGACACCACCCTGCACGGCAGCAACGACACCTACCGCTGGCACAATGGCTGCAATGCCAACGTCAGCGGCAATATCGTCTGGAACGGCAACGCTTACGCCCGCCTGCCCGTCAAGGCTGACGGCTTTGAGTACAGCAACACCGGCACGCTCCCGCGCCCCACACTGACCATCAGCAATCTGGACGGCACAATGACCACGCTGCTGTTGCTGGTCAACGCCACCACACCCGGCAACGACCTAGGTGGCGCCACCCTCAAACGCATCCGCACCCTCAAGAAATACCTAGACGGTGAAGCCGCCGCCGACCCACATGCCAAATTTCCCGATGAGGTCTGGTACGTAGATCGCAAGGCAAGCGAAAACCGCGATTCCGTGAGTTTTGAGTTGGCCAGCAAATTCGACCTCGCTGGCGTGATGATTCCCAAGCGTCAAATCATCGCCAACATCTGCCAGTGGAAATACCGCAGCACTGAATGCGGTTACACCGGCAGCAACTACTGGGACATCAACGACAACGTGGTCGGCACTTTGGCTCAGGACAAATGCGGCAAACGCCTCAGCTCTTGCAAATTACGTTTCGGCGAAGTCGCTGAATTGCCCTTCGGATCTTTCCCCGGCGCCGGTCTGACCCAATGAAACTCAGCAAATCCATCCAAGAAGCTGCCCTGGAGCACGCAAAGGCGGAATTTCCAAAGGAATCCTGCGGTTTGGTCGCCGTGGTCAAAGGCCGCAAGCGGTATTTCCCCTGTCGCAACATGGCCGAAACACCAGACGAACACTTTGTGCTGGATCCGGCTGACTACGTTGCTGCCGAAGAACAGGGCGAAATCGTGGCGGTGGTGCATAGCCACCCCAAAACCAACCACGCTCCATCGCAAGCCGACCGCGTTGCCTGCGAAAAATCCGGCCTGCCTTGGCACATCGTCAATCCCCAGACGGAACAGTGGGGCTACTGCGAACCCGAAGGTTTTGAACTCCCTTACGTGGGACGCGAATTCGTCTTCGGAATCGTGGACTGCTACAGCCTGTGCCGCGACTGGTACAACCGCGAATTTGGGCTGAGCTTGGGTGATTACGACCGCCGCGACCAGTTCTGGCTCAAGGGTGAGAATTTATACCTAGACAATTTCGCCAACGAAGGCTTCTACCCCATCCCGCTGGAAGAACTGCAATACGGCGACGCGATCTTGATGCAGCTTGCATCACCACTGCCCAACCACGCCGCCATCTACTTGGGCGACCAGCTGATCCTGCACCACCTACAAGGCCGACTCAGTAGCCGCGACATCTATGGCGGCTATTATCTGAAAAGCACCGCCCGAGTCCTGCGGCATGAAAGTCGTTAAGGTCTACGGCGCACTACGCAAAAAGCTCGGTCAGTGCCGCTTTCAATTTGAAGCTGACACCCCAGCTCAAGCCCTGAAGGCGCTTTGCATCAACTTTCCCGGCCTTGAAAAGTGGCTGCTGGATAGCGAAAAAAACGGCGTTGGTTATCGCGTAACCCTCGGAAAAGAGAAAATAACAGCCGAAACTTCAATGGCTTTGGTGTTGCCTTGGAGCGAGCGCGAAGTTTTTAGCATCACTCCTGTAGTCGCTGGCGCTGGTGGTGGCACCGGACAGATTTTGGCTGGCGTCGGTTTGGTTGCATTTGCCATTTTGACCGCTGGTGCTGGCGCAGGTTTTCTTGGTCTTGGCGCTGGCTTAACAGGAACAGCTGCGACTGGACCGCTAGCCGCCGGATTTGCCATCCAAAGTGGTTTCGTCTTAGGTAGTGCCGCATCTATTGCGATTGGCACTATCGGCGCTGGCTTGCTTTTTACAGGTATTGCCCAAGCAATTTCGCCATCTCCAGTTCAATCAACATCCACATTTGAACGCGGACGCGAAGCCGCAAAGATGGAATCATTTACCTTCTCCGGCATCGTCAACACCGCGAAGCAAGGTTTGCCCGTGCCAATCGCCTATGGGCGCGTATTCGTTGGCTCCGCTGTTCTCTCCAGCGGCCTTGACGTTGACCAACTGATATGACACGAATTCTTGGTGCTGGTGGTGGAGGCGGCGGCGGAGGCGGCGGCAAGGGCGGCGGTGGCGGTGGTGGCGGATCAAGCCGCACGCCAACGGAAGCCGACGACTCACTCCAGTCAGTTCAATACGCCAGCGTGCTGGATTTGCTGTGCGAAGGCGAAATTGACGGCATCGAAAACGGCGAAAAAGGCATCTACTTAGAAGGCACCCCAGTCCGCGACGCTGCCAACAACCCAAATTTTGAAGGCTATACAGTCGTCACCCGCACTGGTACGCAAGCCCAGAGCTACATCAGCAACGCGATTGGCACCGAAAGCGAGGAAGGCGTCAACGTTGAAGTTGTTAATGCCACACCCGTTGTCCGCACCATCACCGATTCCGATGTGGATCGTGTGCGCGTCACACTGCAAGTTCCATCACTGCAGATCATCGAAGATGACGGCGACATTGTTGGCCACAGCGTCCAAGTCCGTATCCAAGTCCAATACAATGCCGGCGGCTACACAACCGTCGTAGACGACACGATCAGCGGCAAAACCAGCAACCGCTACCAGCGCGATTACATGATCCCGCTGTCTGGTGCGTTTCCCGTTGACATCAAAGTCATCCGCGTCAGCGCCGACGAATCCAGCACCAAACGCCAAAACCAAACTTACTGGTTCAGCTATACCGAAATCATCGACGAAAAGCTGCGTTACCCCAACAGCGCATTGGCATTTTTGCGGTTTGATTCCCGTCAGTTCGACTCAATCCCAACCCGCAAATATCTGATTCGTGGACAAAAAGTCCAACTGCCCAGCAACGCTACCGTCGATACCACCACGTACTTGGGTCGCGTCACCTATTCCGGCGTCTGGGACGGCACCTTTGGCGCTGCAACTTGGTGTAACGATCCAGCGTGGTGCCTCTGGGATTTGCTCACCAACACCCGTTATGGCGCCAGTATTCCAGTCAGCAGCTTGGATCGCTACGACTTTTACGCAATCAGCCAATACTGCAACGCCCTTGTTGACGACGGTAAAGGTGGCTTGGAACCCCGTTTTTCCTGCAACCTGCTGATTAACAGCCGCGACGAGGTTTACAACGTCATCCAAGAGATGACCAGCCTGTTCCGTGGCATCGCGTACTACGGCGCCGGTTCACTGGTGCTCCAGCAAGACAAACCCACCGACTCGCAATATCTGCTCGGACAAAGCAATGTTGTTGATGGCATTTTTGTTTATAGCGGCACATCACAAAAAGCCCGCCACAGTGTCGCCACCGTTGCTTGGCAGTCCTACGACACTCTTGGCGAAGTTGAGTACGAATACGTCGAAGATGCAGACGCTGTAGCGAAATATGGCATTATCAATAAAGACATCAAAGCCCTCGGTTGTTACAGCCAAGGTCAAGCCCACCGCGCTGGTAAGTGGGCACTGCTAAGCGAACAAAACTTGACTGAAACAGTCACTTTCTCGGTGTCTATCGACAGCGGTATCATCCTGCGCCCTGGGATGGTGATTGACGTTGCCGATCCAATGAAGGCTGGCACACGCCGCAGCGGCCGCGTCAGTTCTGCCACCACAACCACCATCACGGTTGATTCCAGCAGCAACCTGTCCGTCAACCTGGCAAGCAATCCGCGCATTTCGATCATCCTGCCCAGCGGCAACGTTGAACTCCGCCCGATCCAATCCATCAGCGACCGCACCATCACAGTCGGCAATCCATTTAGCGAAGCACCAAACACCAACGCGATCTGGCTCATCCAAACCGATGACATTGAGTCCCAGCAATTCCGCGTTCTCAACGTCGCTGAATCCGAAGACGGCATCTACGGCGTCACCGCCCTGCAATACAACAGCAGCATTTACAACGCGATTGAAAGCGACAACACGCTGACCACCCGCGACATCAGCAATCTGAGCGACCCGCCCGATGCAGTCAGCAGCATTGATGGCACCGAATACCTGTATCAAGACGGCCAAAGCGTTTTTTCTGGCTTCACCCTTAGCTGGATCAGCCCCAAAGATCGCGTCTCCGAATTTCGCGTTAAATACCGCGTCGATAACGACAACTGGCAGCAGGTCAACACCACCTCTCCGTCAATCAAGATCCTCAACACGCATCCCGGAACGCTTTACGTACAAATTCAGGCGTACAACTACGTCAACAAAGGTGGTGCAATAGCCGCCGATCAATTCCAACTTGTCGGCAAAACCGCCGTCCCCGGCAACGTACAAAACCTCAGCTTTGAGGCCATCAACGCCAACTCCGGTCGCCTGCGCTGGGACGAAACTGTTGATCTCGACGTAAAGGTTGGCGGCAAGATCCATATCCGCCACAGCAACCTGACGGATGGCAGCGCGAGCTGGAGCAACAGCGTTGACCTGATCCCAGCCAAATCCGGCAGTGCCACCGAGGCTATTATCCCGCTGGTGGAAGGCGAGGTGCTGGTCAAATTTGAGGACGACGGCGGCCGCCAAAGCGCCAGCGAAACCAGCATCATCATTGACCTGCCTGACACGCTGGCACCGCTCACGCTGATCAACCGCCGCGAAGATCAGGACACCCCACCATTCCAAGGCACGCGCACCAATACCTTCTACAGCGACGAGTTTGACGCCCTGACGCTGGACGGCTCGGACTTGCTGGATGACGTGCCCGATGTGGATCTGCTGCCCACCTTCGACGTGATGGGTTCGGTGCAGTCTTCCGGCACCTACGACTTCGCCACCACGGTCGATTTCGGCAATACTTTCTCCATCGACTTCAGCCGCTACTTCGTCACCCGTGGCTACTTCCCCAGCGATCTGATCGACAGTCGCCTAGCCGAAGTGGACGACTGGAGCGATTGGGACGGCGGCGTGATCGACGCGGTAAACGCCATCCTCGAACTCCGCAGCACCACCGACAACCCGAGCGGCACCCCGACGTGGAACGCATGGCAGCCATTCGTTAATGGCACCTTCCGTGGCCGTGGCTTCCAGTTCCGCACCACACTGACCAGCAACGACGTTGCCGAAAACATCCTCGTCGATGAGCTGGGCTACCTCGCCACCGTCCAGCGCCGGACCGAGCAAAGCAACGCTGCAGTGAGCGGCACCACCAACACCGCCGTAACTTTCCCCTATCCGTTCTTCACTGGAACGGCCAGCATCGGCGGCCTAAACGCCTATCTGCCTAGCGTCGGTGTGACGGCACAAAACCTGCAGGCCGGCGATTACTTCCAGATCTCCAATGTGACTGGCACCGGCTTCCAGATCAGCTTTTTCAACTCCGGTGGTAGTCCCGTCACCCGCAACTTCACATGGAGTGCAACCGGATATGGACGGCAGGGCTAAACTTCTTGTATTAAAGGACGCCTGATTCGTGGCTCAGCACGATTACGTCATAGCCAACGGCACAGGGGCGGCAGTCCGTTCAGACCTCAACGGCGCCCTTGCTGCAATCGCCACGATCAACAGTGGCGCCACTGCACCGACTACCACTTACGCCTTCCAGCTCTGGGCAGATACCACCACTGGCCTGCTCAAAATCCGCAATGCCGCCAACTCGGCTTTCGTAACTGTTGGCACGCTTGCCTCCACAAACCTTGGCCTGGCGTCTCTGACTGGTGCCACGTTCACCGGCGACGTAATCCTCGGCACCACCACGGCGCTTGAACTGCCGGACGGCACCACCGGCCAACGCCCCGGCTCCCCGGTCAACGGGATGATCCGGTACAACACCACCCTCAACCAATTCGAGGGCTACAAAGCCAGCGCTTGGGGCGCCATCGGCGGCGGTGCAACGGGTGGATCGTCTGATGACATTTTCTACGAGAACGGGCAGACTGTTACTACCAGCTACCAGCTGACTGCAAACAAAAACGCCTTGTCAGCCGGACCGATTACGATCAACGCTGGAGTTACCGTTACGGTGCCCTCGGGCGCCTCTTGGGTGGTGGTGTAAGTCATGCCAATCGCAATCAACGGCTCTGGAACAATCACCGGCATTAGCGCAGGCGGCCTGCCCGATGGCGTGATCACCACGGATGACATTGCGGCGGGGGCGGTTACCCAAGCCAAGCGATCCGAGCAACTTACCCTCGCAACAGCTCAAGCCAGCACCAGCGGCACCAGCATCGACTTCACCGGGATTCCTAGTTGGGTGAAGCGGGTGACGGTGATGTTTAACGGGGTGAGTACGAATGGAACAAGTTTAGTTCTAATTCAACTTGGGACGAGTTCAGGCGTCGTGTCCACTGGCTACAACTCCACCGGGTCTGCAATCGCAAGCACCGTTGCTACAACAAACAGCACCAATGGATTTGTGACAAACGCAAATAACGCCACGGACGTCAGGTCCGGAATCGTTTCCTTTGTAACTTTGGGCAGCAACGTTTGGGCGGCGTCTGGCGTACTAAAAGCATCGACGACGGTCAGTCTTACGGTGTCTGGCGATGTAACTCTCTCGGGCACCCTAGACCGTCTGCGCATCACCACCGTGAACGGCACCGACACCTTTGACGCCGGGTCGATCAACATTCTCTACGAGTAAGGCAGAACAATGACACTTCGTCTTAACGGCTCCACCAGCGGCTACACCGAGATCGACGCTCCGGCGGTGGCTGGCTCAAACACACTGGTGCTTCCGACTGGTAATGGGTCCAGTGGGCAATTCCTGCAAACCAATGGCAGTGGAACGCTGAGTTTTGCGAGCCAGCGGATTTTGCAGGTGGTAAGTACAACTAAGACTGACACATTCAGTACAACCAATACTGCTTATACTGACATTACTGGATTGTCGGTAAACATTACTCCAAGCAGTTCTTCAAATAAAATTTTAGTGTTTGGGCATGTTGACATAGGCTGCAGCGCAGATGTGTTTATTGTGTTGCAGATTGTCAGAAACTCTACAGCCGTCGGAATAGCAGACGCCGCAGGCTCACGAGTTAGTGCAACTTCTGGCCGCTTTTTGGGATCAGCCACAAACGGAAGCAATACTCACTCAAACGTTCCTTTTAGTTTCTACGACAGTCCGGCAACTACATCATCCACAACGTATAAAATTCAAATTGGCAGCAATGCTGCGGGCACTTTAGTAGTTAACAGAGGATCAACTGATGCCGACGGAAGTAATACTTGGCGTGGCACTTCCACAATCACCGTCATGGAGGTGGCAGCATGACCCTCAACCACGAAGCTATTTACAAGGCTTACCCGCAGGTCGTCACCATTGACGATGGCGCCGGAGCCTTCGACGCCTCTGGCAAGCCCGTCCAGCTCGATCAGGGTAAGGTCGATGCAGCAGCGGTCATCGTTGCTCAAGAGCAGGCACTGGCTGCCGCTCAACGCAATCGCGCCACCGCCTACACCACCGAAGCCGATCCGCTGTTCTTCAAGGCGCAGCGAGGTGAAGCCACCATCGAGGAGTGGCAGGCCAAGGTTGCTGAGATCCGCAGCCGCTACCCGTACCCCGGTGACCAGCCATGAGCACGCTATCCACCACCAACCTCAAGAACCCCAGCGCCAGCGGCAACAACATCGTGCTGGCAGCATCCGGGCGGGTGACGGTGCTCAGCGCCACGGCCACCATCGCAACGCTCACCGACGGCGCCACGATCACCCCGGACTTTGACGCGGCCTGCAATTTTGCCGTGACCCTCGGCGGCAACCGCACACTGGCAAACCCCACCAACATCGCAGCCGGCCAAAGCGGCAGCATCTTCATCAGCCAGGACGCCACCGGCTCCCGCACCCTCGCCTTCGGCAGCTACTGGGACTTCATCAGCGGCACCGCCCCCACCCTGACCACCACCGCCAGCGCCGTTGATCGCATCGACTATGTGGTCCGCAGCAGCACCTCAATCCACGCCGTCTTTACCGCCAACTATTCATGAGCGCGTTTCACGACTCTGCACTGGTTGGTGCTAGCGGCCAGCAGGGCTACCAGATCTCGCGCAGCCTGCGGTTCAACTCGGCGGATTCGGCGTACCTCAACAGGACTCCGGCTAGTGCGGGGAACAGGCGGACGTGGACGTGGAGTGGGTGGGTAAAAACACTGGCGCCAAGTTCCTCCAACATTCAGCTTTTTTCAACCCCGTTTGTTTCATCAGGAACCAACTCGACATATTTTACTTTTAGTAATGGAACATTAGCCCTTGTTAGCGTCACGGCAGGCGTCAATAGCATTGTGCTTGTTAGCTCGGCCGTCTACCGGGATCCATCTGCTTGGTTTCACGTCGTTGCCGCCGTGGACACGACCGACGCCACAGCAAGCAACCGAGCCAAATTGTATGTCAACGGCGTGCAGATCACTGCATTTTCGACTGCGACTTACCCCTCGCAAAACGCCGACACTTATGTCAACAACAACGTAAGCCATTTAATTGGCGCCATTAGCGTTGACGGCACACCTTCTCAATTTTTTGGCGGCTACCTCACCGAGATCAACTTCATTGACGGCCAAGCCCTGACCCCCAGCAGCTTTGGCGAGACCGACACCATCACCGGCGTCTGGAAGCCCAAGAAGTATGCCGGCACCTACGGCACCAACGGCTTCTACCTCAACTTCTCGGACAACAGCGGCACCACCAGCACCACGCTGGGCAAGGACAGCAGCGGCAACAGCAACAACTGGACGCCCAACAACTTCAGCGTGACCGCTGGTGCAGGCAACGACAGCCTGATCGACACCCCAACGCCCTACGCCGATGGCGGCAATGGCAGGGGGAATTACTGCACGTTGAATCCGCTAGATACCGGTGGAACCGCACCCGTAAATGGAAATCTAGAACTAACTGCTGGTGCTGCAGAAAGAGGCGTCCGTTCTACATTTGCCATTCCGACATCCGGACTTTTTTACGCTGAGGCACTGGTCGGAACAAATCAATCGGGGGCGACGGACATTGCTTTTGGTTTGGTAAGTAGAACTACATCATTGACTGCCAACCCATACAACATCTCAAACGGATGGTTAATTTATGGATCTAGCACAACTTACATAACTAGAAACGGGTCTTCCACACTTGCAGGAGCCGGAACCGCTTTAGTGTCTGGAGATGTTTTGCAGATTGCAGTTGATCTTACCAATAACAAAGGCTGGATCGGCAAAAATAATACTTGGTTTAACAGCTCAACTGGCACCGATGGCAACCCTGCGACAGGTGCAAATGCCACTTTTACGTTTAGCAGTCCTCCAGAACTTTTTATTTTGGCTCACTGTTATTCTTCGACCATAAATGCCAACTTCGGCCAACGTCCCTTCGCGTACACCCCGCCGTCGGGCTTCGTGGCGCTGAACACGCAGAACCTGCCCGAGCCGTCGATTAAGAAGCCGAGCTTGTGGATGGATGTAAGCCTGTGGTCGGGCACTAGTGCATCGCAAACGATTGTTAATAGCGGGTTCCAACCTGATCTAGTGTGGACAAAAAACAGGAATGGAGCCAATCCCAACCTGCTTAACGATAGCGTTCGCGGAATCACAACATACCTACAATCAAATGCAACCAATGCAGAAGCTACCGATGCAACCAGCTTTACTTCCTTTAACAGTAATGGATTTACGCTTGGGGCAAACACAGGAGGTGGGTGGAATACATCAGGACTCACTTACGTCGGCTGGCAGTGGAAAGAAAGCGCTACGCCGGGGTTTGACATTGTGACCTATACGGGGACGGGTTCCGCGACAACGGTTGCCCATTCGCTGGGTGTTGCGCCGAGCATGATTGTGGTCAAAAAGCGTAACGGAGTTTCAGACTGGCCTGTCTACCACACTTCGATTGGAGGCACTGGTGCGCTGCGATTAGACCTGACAAATGCAACGGATACAACGTCGGCTTACTGGAACAACACCGCACCGACATCTTCTGTGTTCTCTGTTGGTACAGCAAACGACACAAACGCCAGCAGTGGCACCTACGTCGCCTACCTGTGGTCCGAAGTCGCGGGTTTCAGCAAGTTCGGCAGTTACACGGGCAACAACAGCACGGATGGACCATTTGTGTATACCGGGTTTAGAATCAGATGGCTAATGATTAAGCGATACTCACTTAGCGGCAGTTCTTGGATTATTTACGATGCTGTTCGCAATACGTCAAACGTTATAAATTATTTGCTTCAACCAAATGCCGCCGACGCAGACTTTACATCATCTGACATTGATTTTGCTGCTAATGGATTTAAGCTGAGAAATACATCTAGCTACGTCAATGCGAGTGCTGACTTCATCTACGCCGCCTTCGCGGAAACTCCCCAGAAATACAGTTTAGCTAGGTAGACAAGATGCCAAAAACCGTAGATATTACCGGTCAAAAATACAACATGCTTACCGCCATTAAAAAAACCGGTAGGCAA